AATGCGACCAAAGATGTTGCAACTTTGTGAAAACATAGTTAGGCAATATCAACCTCAACAAGATGTTGACACGATCAGGGCTATGATAAAAAAATATGATAGTTCTGGCGGTGAGTTATACCACGATAACTGTTTTAATTTTGAAACAGATATTGTTGATGACGAGGGAAAACCTGACACCGACAAAGTTAGTGTCAGTTTTTGTTTAGAGGATAACAGGGGATTTGCAAGAGCATATTACCGAGATGAATTAATCAAGGCTAATTGCGACCCTGATTTTCAAGTTCGTTGGTATGATGATAACAAACGAAACCCAAGATATTACGAAGAAGAAAATAAGTGTGATACTTGGTTAGGGTTTCGTAATTCATCAAACGAGGACAAGTCAATAATGAAACCAAAAGCCGAATGGGAACGAGATAAAATTTGGGTAATTGGTACAAGTTATTGTCATACTCGTCAATTCAAAGTAGATCAATCTACCTTTGAAGTCTTTAAAATGTTCAACAAAGTAATTGGAAAGGTTGCAACGCAACACGAACAGTTATTTCATACTGTTGAAGAAAAGATGAAGAAGTTAAGATTAGGTCTTAAATCATACAGATACTTTGACCAAGCAAAACAATTAGCGGACAATTTAGGAATAGCATTAAACGAAAGTGTGTTGAACGAAAGTTCTTCAATGGCTCTTTCAGTTTATAGTCCTGATAATCTTGCGAGTTTGTTAGAGGACAAAGTGCAACCAACTAGAGAAGAAAAAATTGCTATGGCTAAACAATATCTAGCCCAGCAAAATAGTATAAATTAACTATTGACAACCCTATCCTACTTATTGTAGGATAGGGTATAACGAAAGGAATACAGATGAAAACATTTTACATATCATACTTTTCAAACAAAGATAAAAAGATGATTACAAGACGAGGCAAAGAGGACGACAAAACAAAAATGGGAGTAAATAAAATTACGCAAGTTCCATATTTTATTTATTTTGACATTGACAAAAACAATTACAGATGTGCCACAGGTAATTGGAAAGTGAGGTACTAATGTTGTTGGATTTATTTTTAATAATTGGTGGTTGTTTAATTTGCTACCTAATTTTATGGAGTAGAATATGACTGATTATACTTGGTGCCACGGACCGAATTGCCACAAACGACATACCACGAACAGGATTCGTGGTGTCAAAGGCAACAAGGTTTTAAGAACTGTTAAGATTAGACCAAATAGCTGGACCAAAGACTCACGTTGGGAATACTTTTGCGATCAAACTTGTTTGCACGATTTTATTAATAAACACTTTCGAGAGTTCGTCCGGTTACACCCAAGGACCGAGGCTCTGGAAACACCGGTAGAAGTAGAGCAAGTAAAACACGAGGGACAAGACTATCGTTGGGGACGTACGAGAGGTTGGACAGAAACAAAAATAACTGTTGACAACGAGAGGAATATAGGATAGTGTAGGACCATAACGAAAGGATATATATGTTTAAAATAATAGACAATGTAAAAGACGAGCCAAGTTTAGAACAGGCTCAAAAGTTTGTAGGTGGTTACGTTGAAGGAATTACTTTTCCTAACGGCGACTATCTTATTGTTAACGAAGAGGGCAAGTTGATGGGATTACCAATCAATGAACAGGCAACTAAGTTATGGAGAGATACTTTTGATAACGACAATTATATCACAGGTCGTAAAGACTTTGTTGTTGGTCCAGCTATCCTTATAAAGAAAGCGGCTCTAAAAGAGTGGGCGGCTTAACATATGAACACCCCTGGCGCTAACGCGCCAGGGGTCCCGAACCAAATCCAAAAATCAATTATAAGTTGTGGCCAACCCCCCTTTTTGCAAAAAGGGGTCCCACTACTGTCGGTTGTATTGCAAGATTTA